CGCTGCTGCGGGCGGGCTGGCGGCGGCGTCTGCGCGATGGCGATGTACTGGTCTTCGTGACCCTGCCACGCGGTGGCGGGGGCTCGAACCCGCTGCGCCTGCTCGCCTCTCTCGCGGTGATGGCCTTTGCCGGCTGGGCGGCGCCCGCGCTGCTGTCCGGTCTCGGGATTTCGGGATCGACGGTTCTCTTCGGCAGTGTGACCGCGTTGCAGGCGACGCAGATGGGTCTGCTCCTCGGCGGGCAGATCCTGCTCAACGCGGTGCTGCCTGTCCCGAAGCTGCCGAACCTGCCAACGGCATCGCCGACCTACGCGCTCGCGGCGCAAGGCAACCAGGCGCGAATCGAACAGGCGATCCCGGTCGGATATGGGCGGATGCTCACCTGGCCCGACTTCGCCGCACAGCCCTACACCGAGTTCGCCGGGGGTGAGCAATATCTCTACCAGCTGCTTTGCCTCGGCGCGGGCGCATATGATATCGAGGAAATCCGCATCGAGGACACGCCGATCTCGTCCTTCGACGAGGTCGAATACGAGATCGTGCAGCCGCAGGGGGATGTGACGCTGTTCCCGACAGCGGTTGTGACGTCAGTCGAAGTTTCCGGTCAGGAACTGATGGGGGCCACGAGCGGCACATGGGCCCAGTCCTCGACCGTCATCACAGTGACCGAGACCGCCCACGGGCGTGCCGCAGGACAGGCGGCGCAGCTCGAGTTCACGAGCGGCGGCGGCGTTGCTGGCGTCTACACGATTGCCTCCGTCACCGGTGTCGACACCTTCACCGTGGTTTCGGCCGCCAGTGCGACCACATCCGGCAATGTGACCATTCGCGCCGTCCTGGGGGGGCCGAATGGCTTTGTCGCCAATCCGGCCGAGACGCAGGCGACGCACCTCGCGATCGACCTCGTCTTTCCGCGCGGGCTGTTCCACCTCGGGTCATCGACACTCGGCAACATGTCGGTCCGGGTTGTCGTCGAAGCTCAGCGGATCGACGACAATGGTCAGCCGATCGGTGCCTGGACGCAGATCGCGGACGTGACCACGACCGATCGCACCGCGACACCGGTGCGCCGCTCGATCCGCTGCGCGATGGCAACGCGCGGCCGCTACGCGGTGCGGGCCTGGCGGGTCGACGCAAAATCCACCGACACGAGCGACGGCCATGATGTGGCGCTCACCGGGATGCGCGCCTACCTGCGCGAAACCGAGAACTGCGGGGATGTCACGCTGATCGCACTCAGGATGCGCGCAACGAACAATCTCTCATTGCAAGCCAGCCGGCGTATCGGTGTGATCGCCACGCGCAAGCTGCCGGTCTGGACCGGCACCGCCTGGACCGCCCCCCAGGCTACCCGATCCATCGCCTGGGCCATCGCCGATGCGGCGCGCAATGCAAGTTACGGGGCGCGCCTGGTCGACTCGCGTCTCGATCTCGACGGCCTGAAGGCGCTCGATGCGCTCTGGTCGGCGCGCGGCGATAGCTTCGATGCGCGGTTCGACACCTCGGCGAGCTGGTGGGAGGCGGTGGCGCGCATCGCGCGCGCCGGTCGGGCCCGGATCTTCATGCAGGGAGGACGGTTGCGCGTGGTCCGGGATGGGCCCGACACGCTGCCGGTCGCGCTCTTCTCGATGCGCAACGTCGTGAAGGGGAGCTTCGCGGTGGACTATGCGATGCCGACGGAGCAAACCTCCGACGCCGTGCAGGTGACCTATTTCGATGCGATTGCCTGGACCCAGCGTCGGATCACGGCAAAGCTGCCCGGTGCAGACGGGGCCCGTCCGGCCAAGTTCGAGGGCTTCGGCATTACGGGCCGCGACCATGCGCTGCGCGAGGGGCTCTATGAGGCCGCCTCCAACCTCTATCGCCGTCGCAGCGTCGTGTTCGACACCGAGATGGAGGGGTTCATCCCCTCGATCGGGGATCTGATCGCCGTGCAGCATGACATGCCGGCCTGGGGGGCGCAGGCCGAGGTTCTGGGCTGGGACGCCGCCACGCTCACACTGACGCTCTCCGAAGACTTGCCCTGGGGCATCGGTCCGCATGTGCTCGGCCTTCGACGCGCCGACGGGTCGGTTTCTGGCCCCTGGGCTGTGGTCGAGGGCGCCAGTGCAGATCAGGCGGTGCTGACCGAGGCGCCGGATGTCACCCCTTACTCCGGTTCGTCGCGAGAGCGCAGCCATGTGGCCTTTGGCACCACCAACACCTGGGCGGCGCTGTGCAAGGTGACCGCCGTGCGCCCTCGCGATCTGCATCGGGTGCGGATCGAGGCGGTGCCGGATGATCCTTCCGTGCACACCGCGGAAACCGGATCGGTGGCAAGCCCGCTGCGGATCTCGCAACTGCCGGTCCGCGTGACGCGCCCGCAGGTGCAGGGGCTGATCGCCCGCCGCATTCCCGGCGATGCGACGCGGGTTCTGCTGGCCTGGCGCCCCGCGTCGGGGGCCGACACCTATCACATCGAAATGGCCGAGGGCGACGATCCAACCGCGCCGAATGTGAGCTGGACCCGGATCTCCGACACCTCGGCGGCGCAGATCGCGGTGCTGCTGATGCATGCGGGACGCACGATGATCCGCGTGCGTGGCGTCGGGCTCGCCGCCGGGCCATGGAGTTCGAGCATGATCGGCACACTGATCCCGGCGATGTGGAACACCGATCTGACCCCGATGTGGATTTCCGATCCCAGCCCAATGTGGAGTGCCTGATGGTTGCCTTTCCAACATCTGCCGATCTGACCGGATCCACCCTGACAGAGGCCCAGTTCAAGACCGGTCTGAACAATCTGCTGGCTTCGATCGTCGGGCTGCTCGGCAACACGGGGGATCCGGGGCCATCCCTGGCCACATTGGGCGTCCCGCTCAGCTCCTATGCGACCAAGACGGCTGCTTACACGGTCGCCCTGTCAGATCGTGGCAAGCTCATTGGCTGTTCCGGGACCTGGACGCTTGGACTGCCGGCAGCGGCACTGGCGGGCACCTCGTTCACGGTGGCGGTGCAGAATTCCGGCAGCGGCACGATCACGGTGGATCCTTACAGCGCCGAACTGATCGATGGCGCTGCAACGGTTACGGTCCTGCCCGGGACATCAGCGCTGTTGCTGTGCACCGGCGCCGGCTGGGTGGGCCTTGGGTTCGTGCCCGGATCGTCGCGTTTGTTGGCGCGCAGCGGTTCGGCCGCTTTGCCCGGGATCACCTTCGCGCTCAACGCGGACACGGGCCTCTTTTCGCCCGGGGCCGGCCAGCTCGGCCTTGCGGCGGGAGGTGCCCAACGCGCGCTGCTGTCGGGAAGTGCCCTGCAACTCGATGTGCCGCTGACCGGAACGGCGGTGCAGGCGTCGAAAACCGATGCGACAGCGGGGCGTCTGCTCACCGTTGGGGCCTTTGGCCTCGGGGGTACGGCAATCAGTATCGCCGCCGGAACGAACCTGGCCACGGCCGGGCTGATGAGCGGCCGCTACACCTTCGTCGGATCCGCGATCACGGGCGGGCCGGAATCGTCGTCCTATCGGTATCTGCTGGAGGTCTCGGCAGGGATCGACGGACGCCGGCAGTTCCTGTGCTGGCGCGATGCGAGTTCCAACCCGGTCGCCTATTTCTGGGTTGGTCACCAGGCAACGGACGGCAGCGGCGCAATCGCCTGGCATCGCGTGATCAGTGCCTCGAACCTGCTCGGCACGGTGAGCCAGGCGAGCGGGCTGCCGACCGGCGCGGTGATCGAGCGCGGCAGCAATGCGAACGGCGACTATGTCCGCTTCGCCGATGGGACGCAGCTCTGCACGCGCTCCGTGTCGCATGATCTCTCTTCTTCGTCCTTCCAGTACTGGACCTTCCCCGCCACCTTTGCCGCGGTGCCGACCGGATCGGTCAGCAAGCCCGGAACCTACAGCACCCAGATCAACGCCTGGTATTCGCGCTGCGGCTCTGCCTGGGCGAACAGCACCAGCCAATGGGCCTCGCGCGCCGCAGCCGGATCGGCGGTGGCAGACACGATTGCCCTGCAACTCACCGCCATCGGCCGATGGTTCTGAAGGAGAAGACCATGCGCATCGACCTTTCTCCGACCCGAATGGACGCAACGCTCACGGTGCACGTCGATGGTGACACCCTGACGCTGAACGGCATCCCGCTCGACCTCTCGTCGCTGCCGGAAGGCGCCCTGCTGCCGCGCGAGGCGGTTGCCAGCGATTGGCTGGCCTCGGATGTCACCCGACAGGACGGCGAGATCTGTCTGACGCTGGTGTTGCCGCACGGGCCGATCCCCTGGCCCGCACCCATCGCGGCGACGGCGGTGCTGTTCCCGGCGCCGCTCCACATCACCCAGGCGGGGGAGGTGCTGCTGCCTGCCTATCGCGCGGAGGAACTTGCATGATTGACTGGACACAGCTCAAATCGGCCGAGGCCCGTGCCACCGAGGCGCTCGTGGAAGCGAAAGCCGCCGCGCGCGCCGCGCTTGCTGCCAGCATCTCTGCAGCGCGGGCCCGCTACATCACCACGCTCCCGGGGCAGGAGATGATCTATCTGGCCAAGGAGGCCGAGGCCGTTCGCTTTGTCGCCGATCCGGCCCCTGATCTGGCCGCCTATCCGCTGCTCTCGTCCGAGCTCGGCATTACCGCTCCCGACGCCTGGCAACTCGCGCAAATCTGGCTGGCTATGTCCGAGCTCTGGCGCCGGGCTGCGGCCCAGCTCGAGGCGGACCGGCTGCGCACTGCGGCCGCGATCGAGATGTCTGCCTCGATCGAGGAGGTCCAGGCGGCCCTGGCGTCCATCGAGCAGCGCCTGGGCGCGTGAGGGTCAGGCCCGTTCAAAGGCCCGAAAAGGGCCTTCAACGAAAATCGCTCTGCTGCAAATATTGCTGTCAAACACTGCAAAAATTCGTGTCACGCTACACCGGAAGTACTTGAATGGGGCGACGTTACTCATCCCGTGACGCTACGAGACCACCCTGCCCCGCTCAACGGGATTCCCTCTGACACGACCCTCGCACAAGCTTGCGCAAACAGCCGAGGCACGGCCGCCTCAGCCAAGAGACGCCCCGGGAAAGGCTTTGAAATGTCGCGGGAATTTCGGGGAAAACCGGCCGGTGCGACAGAGACAGGGGTCGGTGGCGGAGACGAAGGGATTCGAACCCTCGAGACGGTTCCCCGTCTGCACCCTTAGCAGGGGTGTGCCTTCGACCACTCGGCCACGTCTCCGCCGACCCGTATATGCGGCCGGTTCCGCCTAGACAAGCGCTTTCCTGCACGCGGCCGTCGACCGCGGCTTCCGTCTGCGCCGAGGCCTCGGAGCGCCGTAAACCCTTCCTTAGGAGTCGATCGCTAAAATTTTAGATGGTGGCAAGCAGAAGGGGAATTCCAATGACCATGTTCCGAAACACATTCGCAGATCTCTTCCATTTCGACCCGCGGCTCGAGGCGCTCGGCCATTCACTGCGGCGCTGCGACGAGTTTCTCGATCTTGCACAGGGGCTCTACCGCGAGACCGTCCTGCAAACCGCCGAAGGCCCGCGCAGCGTGGCGCGGATCGGCGCGGGCGACCTCGTCACCACCTTCGACCACGGGCTGCAGCCGGTCCGTCAGGTCGAACGCTTCGACTTCGCCCGCCTCGGCGGCCCCCCGCCCGAGGCCTACTGGCCGCTGCGCATCCCGATGGGCATGTTCGGCAATGCGCAGGACCGCTACATCGCGCCCGAGTAATGCCTGCTGATCGAGAGCGATCTGGCCGAAGAGGAGATGGGCGATGCCTTCGTGCTGGTGCCGGCGAAGGTGCTGGCGTTGCTGCCGGGGGTGGAGCGTGTGAAACCCGCGCCCGAGCGCGCAATCTAC